ATTGAGATAGATGGCCCGTCAGAACAAGAACACAACTGGACGATACTTGACTGTGTGTTCAATGAGATATCAGCAAATGCTGTTTCATCTTTAAACGGTTCTGGATTGAAAATATCTCGCAGCAAGTTTACCAATTGCGGTAACGGAATCAATACACCAGATAATCCAGAAGCTTATATCATATCCTTCGCAGAGTCACTTAACAACATCGTAGAGGATTGTTCTTTTGATAGACAACAGGCAGCATATACTACTGTGCTAGTTGACGATCAAAGACAGGCCTTTAGTGAAGTGTTTAATGCTGGAAATGTTTCTATCAACGATCAAATAACACAAGACCTTTCAGTGGCATATGGACCAAGCCCATTGGCTCTATTCTCTACACTGAACAGAAAGACTATCATAGAGTATGTAATTAACTACGCTACTAACAGTGCTAGGTATGGGGTGTTGACAATCACTGTAGGTGATAATACAATTAATCCAGTGATAACAGATTCTTATTCTGTTTCACAAGGCGACACTAACGCAGAAGGAATTGAGTTTTCTGTAGCGTTAGTAGACCGAAGCGATTCGACTTTGGGATCAGAAACAATGGTCCTGAAATATGTTAACCCTAATAACTCTGGAAGTTCTCCAGATACAATGACATACTTTGTACGATACGGTGTTTGACGCACATAACAGCGAAAGAATAAAAATTTGGAGAGACTTTAGGCAACAGCTGGAACTCTCTCCAGATCCACTACAGGACGTGGCTACATTTTGGAGCCGAGCTCCTTTTGTAAACAAGTACCTAGATCCCTACAATAACAAATCATGGCCGGATCCATGGAAATTGGTTATCGACAACAAGTACGATGACCTTGCTATCTGTTTGGGCATGTGCTATACTTTACAATTAACTGAACGTTTTAAAGACAGAGAATTCGAGATACATATGTCTATGTCGCCCAACGAAAAGCGATATACACTTCTAGTAGATAACGGAGCAGTTTTGAATTGGGAACCCAGAGTCGTGTCACCTGTAAGCGACTTGCCACCCGATTCAATATCAATTTGGCATAGTTGAGATACCGGTAAATATCTCACTATCATTGTAATATTATTGAGGCGGAAATGAACGATACGATTGTTGTAGAAAAAAGAGACGGAAGCAAAGAACCACTAGATTTAACTAAGTGGCAGACACAGGTAGCAAAAGTTTGTAGAGGTATAGCTGACGTCAGTCAGTCAATGATAGAAATCAAAGCATCGCCTCACTTCTTCAATGGCATTACCACACAAGAGATTGACGCATTAACTCTTAGGGCTATTGTAGATCTAATCGACGTAGAACAAAATTCAGATGTAGGTCATACCAACTATCAATACGTAGCAGGCAAGCAACGCCTGTCTATGTTGAGGAAGGACGTTTATGGAGACTACACTCCTCCCCACCTCTACAACATCATTAAGAAGAATGTAGAAGTTGGCCTATACACTCCGGAGCTCCTTACATGGTATTCTGAGGACGACTGGAACAAGATGAATGACATGCTGGATCATTCCAAAGACGAGGAATACAGCTATGCTGCCATCGAACAACTAATTGAAAAATATTTGGTACGTAATCGTGCCACTAAGGAAATATATGAGACCCCTCAAGTGCGATATATGGTCGCAGCAGCAACAGTGTTTCACCGAGAAGAACCCAACACAGCCCGTATGCGTTATATTAAAGAATACTATAATGCTGCGAGCGACGGCCTGTTTACTCTTGCTACTCCTGTGCTTGCCGGCCTCGGTACTCCTACCAAGCAGTTTAGTTCTTGTGTGCTTATCCGTTCAGATGATGACCTTGATTCTATTTTTGCTTCAGGAGAGATGATGGCCAAGTATGCCAGCAAACGTGCTGGCATTGGACTAGAGATTGGCAGACTGCGTAGCTTAGGCAGTCCTATCAGAGGTGGTGAGATTCAACACACAGGCATGATTCCATTCTTGAAGAAATGGTTTGGTGATCTGCGTTCATGTTCACAAGGAGGCATTCGTAATGCCAGTGCTACTGTCTTTTATCCTATTTGGCATCATCAGTTTGATGATCTTATTGTGCTTAAAAATAATCAAGGTACTGAAGAAACCAGAGTCCGCCACATGGACTACGGGGTCGTCTTATCCGCCTTCTTCTGGAGACGATTTCGAAACAAGGAAACTATAACGTTCTTTGATCCAAACGAAGTTCCAGATTTGTATGAAGCATTTTATCGTAACACAGAACTGTTTGAACAGCTATATGTAAAATATGAAAAGCGCAAAGACCTACGCAAAAAGGTCATGAGCGCAGAAGAAGTCTTTAAGGGCGGCATACTTAAAGAACGTACAGATACAGGACGCATTTATCTTGTGTTCATTGATAACGTTATGAACCAAGGACCTTTTGATCCTGACTATCATGCCATTTATCAGAGTAACTTGTGCTGTGAAATCCTTTTACCTACTAAACCTTTTAAGCGTCTCGATGACGATGCTGGCAGGATTGCTCTATGTACGCTGGGCAGTATCAACTGGGGAGCATTCCGTAATCCAGAAGACATGCGCCGTGCTTGCCGTATTCTACAGCGTAGTCTATGTAACATACTTGATTACCAAGACTTCTTAAGTGTACAGAGCAAACTCAGCAATGACGAGATACAACCATTGGGCATTGGTGTAACTAATCTTGCTTACTGGCATGCCAAGCGCAGTCTCAAGTATGGTGAGAAGGATGCGCTACAAGAAGTCAAGACATGGATGGAACATCAAGCGTTCTATCTAACAGAAGCCACAGTTGAACTAGCACGTGAGCGTGGACCATGTTTGGACTCAGCTAAGACACGTTACGGTCAAGGTGAGTTTCCGTGGGAACGCAGAGCCAAAGGCTCCAACGAACTAGCAGACTTTAAGCCAGAACTAGATTGGGAACCACTAAGAGAGGAAATGAAGATACATGGTGTTAGGAACGCGACTCTTATGGCTATTGCTCCTGTGGAAAGCAGTAGCGTGGTTATTAATTCTACCAATGGTATTGAGCTTCCGATGAGCCTTATCTCTGTTAAAGAATCCAAAGCAGGTTCTTTTACACAGGTAGTTCCAGAATATCACAGACTAAAGAACAAGTATCAGCTAATGTGGGATCAAACAGACTGCTCAGGCTATCTAAAGACAGCAGCAGTGTTGGCAGCGTATGTTGATCAATCAATTAGCACAAACACATTTTACAATCCAGCACACTTCGCAGATCGTAAAGTACCAACTACATTGATCGCTAAGAATTTGATGCAGGCTCAACTATGGGGCTTGAAGACATTCTATTACAGTTTGATTAATAAGGCAGGTAGCAAAGCTACTGCTGAAGAAACACCAACCATCCAATATACGAATGGTTACCAAGAAGCAGAGTTAGAAGATGATTGCGAGGCATGTAAGCTATAATGAGTAAAGAACAATACAACCTAAGTACAAAGACAGACTATCTAAGTCGCAAGATGTTCCTGGATCCAGAAGGTCCAGTTACTATCCAACGATTTGAAGAAGTCAAATACAAGAAGATTGCGGACTTCGAAACTACCGCACGTGGATTCTTTTGGGTACCTGAAGAAATTTCTTTGACCAAAGATGCTAATGATTTCAAAGAAGCCAGCGATGCTGTTAAACATATCTTTACTAGCAATCTGCTACGCCAGACAGCACTAGATAGCATCCAAGGTCGTGGCCCTACACAGGTTTTTACTCCTGTGGTTTCATTACCAGAAGTAGAAGCACTGTGCTACAATTGGGGATTCTTTGAAACCAACATCCACAGCAAGAGCTACAGCCATATTATTCGTAACATCTATAACGTGCCGAAGGATGTGTTCAACACAATCCATGACACTAGTGAAATCGTTGGCATGGCAGCTAGCATCGGCGAGTATTACGACAAGCTTCATGTCATGAACTGCCGCAAAGAAATGGGCGAGCCAATCGAAGAGCGTGACTACATCAAGGCCATCTGGTTAGCACTACATGCCAGCTATGCTTTAGAAGCCTTCCGCTTTATGGTTTCATTTGCCACCAGCCTAGCAATGGTTGAGAACAAGATCTTTATCGGCAACGGCAACATTATCAGTTTGATCCTACAAGACGAACTGCTACATAAGGCATGGACTGCCTACATCATCAATCAAGTGATCAAAGAAGATCCACGCTTTGCTGATATCAAAGCAGAGTGTGAACAAGAAGTCTATCAGCTGTACATGGACGTGATCCGTGAAGAAAAGGATTGGGCAGACTATCTGTTCAAGAAAGGTCCTGTGATTGGCTTGAACGCTGCTATCTTGAAAGACTTTGTCGATTATACATCAGCATCAGCATTGAAAGATATCGGTATCAAGTATAACAATCCATCACCAAAGAACTCACCTATTCCGTGGTTCAACAAACACAGCGATACCAGCAAGAAACAAACAGCTCTCCAAGAGAATGAGTCGACCAACTACGTGATCGGAGTCATGGGCGACACAGTCAATTATGATGAGCTACCCGTGATTTAAAGGATATATAGAGCATGAAAGCAATAGTATGGAGTAAGGATCAGTGTCCATTCTGCGTACAGGCCAAGAACCTGTTGGAAATGAAGGGCATTGAATACGAAGAAAGAAACGTAAGCAAGGACTGGACCAAGGAACAGCTATTAGAAGCAGTACCTGGAGCCAGAACAGTACCGCAGATTTTCCTAGATGGGGAATTGGTTGGCGGATTTGATAAACTAAAACAAAGGTTAACAGATGCTAATTGATAAAGGCGTAAGCGCAGGTGAAGTGATCACATTAAAACTCACAAGTGGAGAAGAATTGGTCGCTAGACTAGAAGCCGAAACTGACACACACTACAAGTTGGTCAAGCCAATGGTGATCGGTATGGGTGAACGTGGTCCTGGTTTGATGCCCTATCTGTTTACTGTCGCACCAGACAAGACTATTCCTTTGTTGAAGTCAACTGTGACTGTGGTTGTTTCTTCTGATAAAGTATTTGCTGATCAGTATATCCAGAATACTACAAGTATAAAATTAGTATAAGGAGATAAAATATGCCAGCAGTGTTTGTCGTTGACGCAGTTCCAACCGCCGCAGCAGCTCTACCAGTAAACAGTGTACTATCCGGTAATACCAGCGGAACTATTTCTATTCCTGATGTTACACCAGCTTTATTAGTAATAGCAGCAGAACTAAAAGTACTTAATCAGAATATCTATCAATATTTTCAATTCGAAGCCACATCATTGGCTAAAGATGTTCCTTACTCTCCTGCTGCTATGGCAGTGGTACAGGCTAGAGCATTAGACCAAATGATGCAGGACCTAAGCAGTCTAGTCGGTAAAGGTACTGAACAGGCAGGAGCAACAACTAGCATCCAATCTGGTCTAGCTAGTATGACAGTGGCTATTAATCAATTAGTAGCTAACGTACAGTTGATCGGTTCGGCACAGATTGATAAAGCAGAATTTGATAAGGCAGCTACAAATGCTGCTCTCAAGAGAAACAATCTACCAGAAGTGACAGTACCAGAAGCAAACGTTGGAGCAACGATTGAAAAAGCTTCAAAGAAAGCGGTCACTATGTCAACAGCCGTTGAAGCTACAGGAGCTGTGAACACAGCTATCGGTAAAGCTACTTCGTTTATTTCTACACAAATGGACAATTACATTGTTGCTCCGTCAACTGCTTTCTTAAGTAATCAATTCAATAGCTTAAAAACAGCATTAGGGTTTGAAGCTGAGGATACTACTAAGAAAGTAAATGCGACTACTAAAGCTACTACGAATAAGACAGCTCTTCCAGCATAAGGTAATATAATGGCACAGGGTATAGCTAGAGTCGCAACTGATATCGCTGATAACAGCGCCATACAATCTGGTGCTACGTCAGTGATATCCAACGGCTTTGTAACAGCACACGAAGGATCGATCACATCAAGTGGTGATTCTATTGTAGCTGCTTCGACGACAGTGTTTGTGGAAAACAAGCCAGTAGCTAGAGACGGTGACCAAACCAACGGTGGCAATGCTGTTGGTTCTGGCAGCGACAACATTATCATAGGCAGCTGATGCGCAAGTTGTTTTGGAACGGGTTAGGATTTGCCAGTTTAGGTATGGCCTACATTGGTGTTATTACTCCTGGCATTCCTTTCTCGATATTCTTAGTATTCTCCGCATACTGTTTCGCCAAAGTCAATCCCAAGATGCATGCCTGGTTATATAACCACAAGTACTTTGGCCCTTTCTTAACTAACTGGACTGAGAAAAGTATCTTTCCTTTCAACGGCAAAATCTTCATGGTTGTGGTCATGGAGAGCAGCTTGATCATCATGTGGTTCACTACAGGTAATCTCAAAGCAGTTATTGCCACAGCTATCACTATGCTGTTAGTGGCTATCTGGGCTTGGCGTTTTCCTAGCACCAAAGAAGAATGGCAACGTCGCAAAGACGCAGGCGAAAAGATCGGTTGGTTTAAATGACAGTGTTGGGTCTATTCGCAGTACCATTGTATAGATCTAACATACAGCCCTTAGATCCTATTACAGTAAACAAGCTGATGAACTTTGAATACGAAAAGAGTTCATATGATACTGACATGACCACACATCAAGAGACCAAAGAACGTTTCTTGTTACATCGTCCAGAGTTCGCTGGGCTGAAACAATCTATACAGAAACTGATAGATGACTATGCTTACAACACGCTAGGCACAGATAGTAAACTCAGTTGGGAAATCACTACTAGTTGGGTTAACAAATCCGAACCAGGCGGACATCACAGTCCACACGTACATTCTAACAGTCTTATTAGCGGAGTGCTGTATATCAAGACTACACCTAAAAGCGGTGCTATCTGCTTTTACAAAGACAGCTCACATAAGAATATTTTCACAAACACTATCAATGTAGATTTTGAAAAGACCACAGATTGGAATACAGAAGCTATCGCTATACTGCCCTCTGATTGGGAAGTCTTGATATTCCCATCTACATTAAGCCATTCTGTTATGAAAAACGAATCAGACACAGATCGTTACAGTCTAGCATTCAACGTATTTCCTAGAGGAAAGATCGCCAAAGGAAGCAACAGCGAGCTAACAGTATAAATATTTCATAGGAGGGCAAAGCTATGAAACAGAAAAAGCTAATCCGCAAACTGTATCAGGCCTGCTTCCGACACGATGAAGATGCAATTGCCGCTCTCCGCAAGGAAGAGTTCCGCAAGATACTAAAGCACCGCGCCGAAGGTAAGCCATTTGATGCTAAGTGGACTTTGGTAAGGATTTAATCTTACTGTAACACAAACTTAAGAATAGGGCGATAAATATGGCTATGCCGCAAAAAACTTATCGCTCTATTTTTATATCAGACGTACATTTAGGCACCCGAGATTGTAAAGCGGGCCAGCTGAACAACTTCCTCAAACACAACACCTGCGAAACCCTATACCTAGTAGGGGATATCATAGATGCTTGGCGCATACAGCAGAACAAATGGCGCTGGAAACAGAGTCATACTAACGTGGTCCGCAGGATCATGGGACATGCTAAACGTGGAACCAAAGTTATCTACATAGCAGGTAATCACGACGAATTCCTAAGACCCCTAATGCCCTATGGTATTGGCTTCGGCATGATCGAAGTCTGTAACCAATGTGAGCATATTGGTGTTGACGGCAAACACTATCTGGTTACCCACGGTGACCTATTTGATGGTATTACAAGACTGGCACCGTGGATATCATTTTTAGGAGATAAAGCCTATGATTTCGTTCTTGCTGTTAATAGTAAGTTTAATTGGATACGTCACCGTTTGGGTTTTGGTTATTGGTCTCTTAGCCGATACCTTAAGAGCAGAGTCAAGAAGGCAGTGGACTTCATGTTCCAATTCGAAAAGAACCTTGCCGGATACTGCCAGAAGCGCGGATTTGACGGTGTCATCTGCGGACACATCCACCACGCAGAAATCAAAGAGATAAATGGTGTGATATATATGAACGACGGTG